GGCTCGGGTACTTCTTCTCTCTTCCCCAGAGGTGGTAGGAAGGCCGGGTCTCTCACTTTGGCCACCCATGGCGATCACGCCATCGGGAGTGTTGGCCGGAACGGCATTGTTCCGATCCATGGTGAAGGCCCCGCTCGGTGCATCCTCGATCGGGATCAGCTCACCCAGATCAGCGGGTGCCGGGGATGGAGGTTGTCCCGGTAGGCCCTCGACTCTCGACCCTCGACCCTCAACTCCCTCTCCGAGCGCCACCTCAGTCTTGAGCGCCTCGGGCTTGCCCAGGAAGGAAGTGCCCTGCATCCGCATGGTGCCTCGGGCGGCGGGACCATACTCACCCCGGACGGCGTCGGTGACGCGGAGCGCGGTGGAGACCGCCTCCTCATCCATGGGAGAGAGGGATTCACCGGCCTGCTTCTTGGAGACGAGTGACTGGATGTCGCCCATCTCATAGCGCTTGTTCTGGACGGTGAGCCCCGAGAGGAGCGCCCCCATGACGGCGGACTGGAAGGAGGACTGGAAGGTCGGGCCCTCTGGCGTCTCATCCCCGGAGGCGAGCGCCTGATCGGCCAGCCTCCAGGTGATGTCGGTGGCGGCACCGGTGCCGGCCCCGAGTCCGACGACCTTGCCTGCGAACTTGGCGGCTTCGAGCGCACCCTTGGTCTCGCGCACAAGCTGGATCCCCTTGATCAGATTGTAGGGGGCGGCGGGGGCGGTGATGGCGATGGAGGCCAGCTCACCGGCCGCATTGTATCCGGGTCGGGCCTCGCTGGCTGCGAGGTAGCTGGAGAACTCCGAGTCATTCTCGGCCAGTGTCTTGTAGAGAGCATCGTATCCCCTGCCTGCGGCATAGCCTCCCGCGATGCCTCCGGCGGTACCGGTGATCAGGGCGACGGGACCGGCAGCCATCCCGGCTACAGCGGGGATGGCGGCGCCACCCAGGAATCCCATCGTCACGGCTCCACCCCGGCCTGCTCCGTAGAGGAGGGCCTTCCCCTCGGGGGAGGATCCGGCCGTGGCCTCCAGATCGCGGCGGCGGCGTGCGGTCTCCTCGATCTTGGCGGCGTTGGAAGAGAGCTTGGAGAAGGTGGCCTGGTCGATCAGGCCAGCGGCGTAGGCAGACTGGACACCGGCTCCGTAGCGGAGGGGATCTAGCTCGATTCCGGCCGAGGTGACTTTGTAGGGTGCCGACTTCTCATTCCAGCGATTGGCCGGTGAGAGGGGGTCGGTTCCCTCGGGTGCGAAGCCCGCCTTGGCAGGATCAAGCGGAGCGCCGGAGCGGTCCACGGCGACAAGGGGAGGATTCTCCCTGGCGTCAAGGGGTGAGAGATACTCCAGCTCCGAGAGAGGATCGGGGGCGGCGGGTGCCTGAGCCTGACCGGACGCCTCGACGGGTCCGATGTAATCGAGCGCGGCCAGCTCGTCCTGCGAGGGAGCGGCCATGCGATTAGTCCGTGATGAGGACCTCGGCCCCGCTCTTGGTGCGATAGCGGCCGGGCTTCATGGCGCGGCCATACTTGGACTGGTAATCAGAGGATGACATGGAGAGCGGGGTGGGTGCCGGGGTGGCCTCGGGTGTTGGCGATGGCATGGGAGAGGTGAGGAAAGCGCTGTCCGGAGTAGGGACAGGAGTGGCCTGCGGCGTAGGAGCTGGGGGCTGGGCGCTGGGAGATGGAGCGCCAGCCAGGACCGAGGCGGGATTGAGCATGGCGTTGAGCTGGGCCTGCTTCGCGGCGATGTCCGCTTGACGGCCTGCTTGGGTCCAGTAGAAGCCTGATCCCGATTGCAGCTTGGCGATGTCGCTGGCCAGCATGTCGACTTGCTGACCCTTCACGGCATCCTCGCCGGAGCGGACGGGGGCCTTCACAGGTGATCCGGTCTGCTCATCCCATGCGGTGATCGCTTTGCCGGTCATCGTGTCGATCAGCTTGACCGTCCCATCGGCCGCGGTGATCCGCTCGAACTTCGGAGCGGCTTCGGCGGGGGCGACCATGGCCGAGTTGGGAGAGGTGCCGATCATCTGGACCTTGCGACCGTCGGGTAGGGCGACTTCCGTGGCTCCGGGGGTGAAGGCCGGGCGGGACTGCTTCACGGCCTCGCTCTGGTATTGCTTGTAGAGGGCGATGTCGGCCGAGAGTTCCTGCTTGGTCGGCCTGTATCCCGGCTGGCGGCCGAGCATCGTGCGGCCGAATGTCCGCAGGTCCATGATCTGAGGTTGGTCGGCCATGGCGATTAGTAGGTGAAGCCGTCCATGCTGCCAGCCGATGATCCCGATCCGGCGTTCTTGATCTGCATCTGGGCGTTGGCGTAGTTCTGGTACTTCTGCTGTTCGAGGTAGGGGTTGACCGTGGTGGCCTCGAATCCGGCTAGGATGCCGGTGGCCTTGCTGAGGCTTCCACGGGTGATGTCCCCATAAGTCTTGTCATCCATGATCCCGGCGGCGCGGTATTGGTCGGCCTTGCCCATGATCATGTCGAGGGTCTTGCGGTCCATGTCGGCCTTGCCCATGCCGTCGGCCACCGAGCCCGTGGCGGAGTTGACTCCGTCGGTGATGCCCTTGGCCATGGCGAGGGTGCCAGCGGCGGTGATCTGGCCGGAGTTGTCGTTGACGGTGGGGTTGTAGGCGAACATGGGTGGTTGGGAGCTAGGAGATGGGGCTGAAGGCTGAAGGCTGAAGGCTGAAGACTGACTGGCGTTAGTATTGGTAGGGGGCGGCGCTGGCCATTTCGGCGCGGCGGGCGTCCATCCACTTGCGCAGGCGGGCCTTCCAGCCGGGGCGGGTGGAGATATACTCGGCGATGCGCGGGCCGTTGGCGGCGTAGCGGCTGACGCGGCGGTAGCTGCCACGGGTGAGCAGCCAGTCACGGAACTCCATCCAGGCCGGATTCTCCTCGCCATAGACCTCGCGGGCGACCCAGCACATGGCGGCGGCCGATCCGATCTTGCCGACGGCACCGATGGCCGACCCTGCGATCTGACCCCACATGGCGTTGTTCGCGGCGGAGGTAGCCGCGTTGTTATTCATGGCGGAGTTATACATGCTGGCGGCCATGTTGGTATTGAAGCTGGAGACATTCCCGGCCATGCCGAGGGCTTGGTTATAGGTATTGCCGATCATCTGACCGGTCTGACCGAGGATGCCACTGCCGAGCTGGACACCGGTGCCGAGCGCACGCTGGTACGGGTCGAGGTTGACCAGGGCATTGGCCCCGCCGAAGCCGAGCTGGGCGGCATTCTGATAGGCTCCGCCTCCCTGACCGTAGATGTTGGCCGTGTTGCCGAGCATCCCGAGGGCTGCGGACTGGCGGCCCTGGATACCCTGCTCGCGGGTCTGGTTGGCGGCCTGGGCATTAGCGAGGCGCTGCTGGTAGCGGGCATCGGCGGCGGCCGCACGATTCAGGATCTCAGCGGCGGCAGCACCGGAGCCGACTCCGAGACCACGGGCGGCGAAGGCACCACGGGCGGCTTGGGAAGCATTGCGGGCTTCCTCGGCATTCAGCGAGCGGCCGAGAGCCAAGTCAGTGGCGGCATTGTCGTAGAGATTCTGCTCGATGGAGTTGGCACCGGCGAGAGCTCGGCCCTGAGCATCGAGAGCGACGGCTCCCGAGAGATCGCCGAGTGCATTGATCCGGTTCCCGGTATCGGCCAGGGCGGTGGCTCCCTGCTGGAGGGTGGTGTCGATGACTCCCTTGGCCTGACGGGTGTAGGCGTTATCGAGATTCCCGCCGATCTTTGCGACCGTCCCGAGCTGGAGCTTCTCCATCTGGGGGTAGTATTTGATCTGCGACTTGAACTGCTGGTCGACCGCCGCGCGGGCCTGCTCGTTGGCCGAGGCCATGAGTGCCTTATAGTCGATCGGCTGAGGCTTGTCGGGAACTGATTGTTTGGAGGATCCGCCCATAATGGTAGGGGTTTAGGCTGAAGGCTGAAGGCTGAAGGCTAAGAAGAATGCAGGCCGACTTTGCGGGCGAGGTGATCCCAGTGGTAGGCGTGGATGTTGTGCGGGCGATTGCGCGCGGCCCGATACCAGAGGACGAACTCGTGAGGATGAGAAGCCACTCTGAGGAACTCGGCTATTGGACTGTTGGACTGTTGGACTGTTGGGGAAGCAGCCGCCAGCTCGGTGAACCATGCATTGATCGGTAATCCCTGCGCCTCTGCGTCTCTGCGGGAGATCATTTCCTCGCCGGTCCAGTGACATTCCTGAGCTAACAAGAAGACCTTGGGAGTGGAATGAACCAGACCACACGAGAGATGCGCCCCGAGGACTTCCTCGAAGGGCGTCATGCAGTTGGCCTCCTGCCATTGTCGTGCGATCTCCCATGCGAGCATTAGAACTTGATGCAATAGAGCATCGCGATATTTGCAGGTCGGGTTTCGGTGGCACCAGCCGGAGACTGGCTGGAGGTGGTGAACGCGTGCTGGTGGCGGGCAGATGCCCCGCCTGATGTTCCCGCCGAAGGTGCATCGTATGCCCCACTTGCAGCATGGCCACCATACCCAGAAGACCCTTCAACAGCATGCGTATGATCAGGGGAGTCATTACCCGTCGTGCCCGAATGGGTGTGGCTGATGACACTATCGGCCTGCTTGGCTCCGAAGGTTCCAGCCGTGGCGACTCCATCCGATCCTGCTCCCCGCACAAAGCGGCCCCGCAGATCGGGAAGGTTGAAGGTGCTCGATCCGTCACCCACTCCGTAGGTCGTTCCCAGCGCCGTCCAGAGCGCCAAATAAAGCGTCCTGGAAACAGCAGTCCCGTCCGCTGCCAGCCAGCCGGTCGGGGCCGAGTTCATGGCAAAGGGCATGACGGCCCCTGTTGGAACAAGGATTACTGAAGGAGCAAACTTAGACTGAGGAATGCTTGCATCAGCAAGTTTTGACCCGGCAATCGCGGCCGTGGCCGAGACATCGGCATCGACGATCTGGGTGACAGTCGCGCTATCGACGAGCGAGTTGAGCTTGGTCGGGGTGACGACTTCGCCGGAGACGAAGGTGCGGCCTTTGGTGACGAGAGCCATGTAGAGAGGGGTTTAGGCTGTTGGGCTGTTAGGCTGTTGGGTGGTAACTGGATCCAGTGGGAGGTGGGATAAAGGGGATTGGCTGGCTGTTTTGCTAATAGTCTAATAGTCCAACAGTCTAATAGCCTCCTGCATCACTCTTCCGTCCGCGTGCCGGTCTTCGGTAGTCCGTCCACGGTGGCTTCTGCGGTGATGGCCCTTAGAATCGGCCTGCCTGATGTCGTCCTCCATCTCAGATCCAGCATGTTTGCATTCCTGCGGATCGGCCCCTTGATGGTATAATCTTCCAGTGAGTTCCCACTATTTGTCAAGCTCAGGATCTCGAAATCTCCATCGGGATCGGTCGTGATGGCATCCATGGCGGCGCTGGCTCCGGCTGGAAGCACCACCGAGGAGACGGTCCTGGTCATCCTCTTGCTGGTGAGTGATCCGAACCCATAGCGGCGGGTGAGGAGTTCCCCTTCCACGACATAGGTGCCGCTTCCGGTCGGCTGGTCATCGAGCCCGCTGTCATACTGGTCGAGCAGGTAGAGCTTGCCATTGCGCGAGGCCGCATAGAGTCGGCGCTCGGTGCCATAGTCCGAGACCATGAGGTTGTCGAGGTTGAAGGCATAGACATCCCGACTCTCCCATGCCTCATTGAGCATATTGTAGATGAAGAGGGTGTTGGGCGTATCGGAGGGGAGGCCATTGGCCAGCTTGGTCGGCACGGCTAGGTAGTAGCGGTTGTTGAAGAAGACCCCGTTGGAGGTGCCGACGGCCGGGACATTGATGTCACTGAGCAGATCGGCGATCGGATCGGAGAGGGGCTTGGTATTGCCGCGCAGCTTCAGGTCGAACTGATTATCGAGCCGGTAGACCCCGCTGTCTGAGAGGAAGTAGACATAGACACCGGCCGTTGCAATCGAGCGGCGGGCACAGCAGCCGACTTCATTGGTGAGGAGCTGGAGCGAGGAGTTGGCCGGGTCGATCGAGATCCCATCGGCACCCATGACGGCGGTGGCCAGCCAGATCGACTTCCGGCAGAAGACGAGGACCTGACCCTCCGCATAGGGATGGAGGGCCACGATCTGATCGTTGCTCCCCGCATTGGCCCTGAAGCTCTTGAGCAGGGGATCGTAGGTCTCCGCGTCGAGGACATCGCTGATGATCACCTCGTCGCGGTTGCGGGCCATGAGCAGGGTATTGTTCGTGTAGGTGACGATGGAGCCCGAGGGCATCCGGCTAAAGGTGGGTCCTGCCGGGTGGGTGCCGAGGCCGACGCGGACGAAGTTCCCCGCGCCTCCATCCCAGACCAGGGGAGCGCAGACTCGCCGGGCGAAGGCCACGCCGGTCGAGGGGGTGACGGTGCCGGTCGGGACGGCGAAGGTGAAGGTTGTAGCCGTCGGGACACTGGCAATGAGGAAGTCGGCATTGTATCCCGCCTGATCACTGCCATAGATCCGGACCACCTGACCGGCCGTGTAGCCATGGGGCGTCGGCGTGGTGGCGGTGGCAGTGCCGGTCGTCTGCGTGATGGAGGAGAGGCGGTATTCAGGCTCATCCCGCCAGCGCAGGAGATAGAGGCGGTCGAAGGCTTGGATCATCGAGACATCATCGCTCTGTAGGATCAGCTCGGTGACGGGAGAGGTGGGATAGCTCTTGGTGACGAGGCTTGCCCCGTCGCGCCAGAGATAGGCGGCATCGGGGCCTGCCAGGACAATGTATTCATTGGAGTCGTCGAGTCGTGGCGAGGAGTAGAGACCGGCCGCAAAGACACCTCCCGAGTAGGTGGAGCGGACGATAGGTCCCGTCACCTCATCTCCGAGCGTGAAGTCGAGGACCAGCTCCGTCTCACCGGCCGCGATGGCATCGGCCAGACGCTTGGCTCCCTTGCGGGTCTGGGCAACGCCTCGGTCGAGCCGCATGTTGACCGCGAGCTGGACCATCCCCTCCTTGAGCTGGAGAGGATTGATGCGGGAGGCCATGCCGATGAAGCCGGAATCGC